GCTCAATGCTGATGCACTGGTCACAGTTGCAAAAGAGACTGGACAGGCAGCAACAACCATCGTTGCTGAGAACATCGACAAGATGTATTCCAGAATGCTACCCAGTAGTCGGAGCAGGGCAGTTTGGATTGCCCATCCAGATACTTTGCCCCAGATCGTTTCCATGTCTCGTTCAGTTGGTACGGGTGGTTCTGCCGTTATGATGAATAGCATGGCAGGCGCAGCCCCAGCTAGTTTGTATGGAAGGCCCCTGATCTTGACTGAAAAGTGTCAAACTCTGGGAACGGCTGGAGATATCTTCTTTGCCGACCTCAGCTATTACGTAGTTGGTGACAGGCAGACCCTCTCAATGGCTGCCAGTCCTCATGTGCGATTCCAGAATGATGAGACTGTTTGGAGGTTTACGCAGCGAGTGGACGGCAAGCCTTGGTTAGAGACTGCGTTGACTCCCAGAAATGGCTCCAACACGCTCAGCCCATTTATCAATCTGGCGACCAGATCATAAGAGGTAAATAATTATGTTAGAAACAATTGAAGCTCCCGGTGGAGCAGGATTGCAAGTAAGATGCCCGAACTGTTCTCGCTTTCACGATGCCACAGATGTGCCATCAAATTGCAAGCGTTGTGGAACAGCAATGAAGGCTGTAGCCCCGTCCAAGCCCTTGGACATGTCCACAGTCCCGAACTAACCTAGTGGTGCAGAAATGACACGAACAATAGGAGGAAATTATGAGTATGAGATTAAGTGAGCATGCGACGTTTGACCTACTGGAGCAGGCCGACATTGGTGGAACTAATGCCCAGAACTCAGGTGGTTGGTTGAGCATGGAGGGTTATGCAAGGGTGATGGCCTATGTTGAGCTTGGAACATGGAACGCTGGCGATGACCTCGACGAATGCCGACTTCAGCAAGCCAGCGACTCCAGTGGCACTGGTGCAAAAGACCTGACAACAGACGCAAGTGGTGGAGATTACGATACCGATTCGCCAATCGACGCTGATGGCGATTTTGTCATCATCGAAGCACGGGCTGAGGACTTGGATGCAGATAATAGCTTTAACCACATCAGGCTGTATGTTGCCGAGGGTGGTAATTCTGGCACTGATAATATCACTGGATTTGTGATTCGCTATGGGTACTCGTATCCACGCAAAGAATTAAACGGCGCAGCTTCCACAGGGAGCAAGGTTTACGTGCAGCCGAGCTAATGATGGCTAGAGTTATATCGGGTAGACACAATCAAATGCCTGAAGGCATGAGTCCGATGGAATGGGCTGCGGCTGTTTGGGCGGTTGTGGATAGCCTTGGTGTAGGTCAAGAAGAAGCAAAGGTAATCGTGGCTGCCAGAGCTAAAGGGCAACGGCAGCCACCTATGCATCGAATGGTTTCAGAATCTCGCAATAAGGGGGTAACACATGGCTGATACGAATACGAATCGCCAGAAATTGACCGAAGTGGGGCAGCTAGGGTTTCGGGTAGATAAAGCTACCGCCGCCCTGCCTCAAACTACTGACGGGGCGTTGTTCACGATAACAGGTGGCAGGGTTTATATGACTGCCATCATCGGGGAAGTAACAACCGTCATTCAGACACAGGCGAACAATACCAAGTTGGTTTTCAATCCCACAGAAACGGGTGCGGATCAAGATATGTGTGCTGTGTTGAATATTACGGGTGATGCCGTTGGCACTCTGTATACGATCAGCGGCACAGTGGGGGATGCTCTACGAGACGACCTTTGGATTGGGATTAGCATGACATATCCTATGATTCTGTCAGAGGGGGATATCGAGTTGAACTGTGCTGCTTCTAACACTGGCTCAGTAAGCTGGACGATGTTTTATTATCCTATCGACACGGGCGCAACTGTCGCATCCGCATAGGAGGGAGTTATGGCAGGTACAGTAACTATAACCTATCCAGTTTCTCATCTGCCGATTAAAATGGTGGAATGGACATGGGTTAGCGATGCATCGGGAGATGTATCGGGAACAGACACTGGTGAACTCAATGGGATGGCGTTGCGATGGGTTACTAATCCCGGAAGCACTGCGCCCACCGACGATTACGACATAACCGTTCTTGATGAAGATGGGGTTGATATCGCCAGTGGTGGCCTAGGCGATCGAGACACGTCCAATTCAGAGCAGTTCATTCCCGGCGGTGATGCCGATCCCGGAGCTGCTTTTAATGGGAAATTGTCGCTGGTTGTCTCTAATGCTGGGAATGCTAAAGAGGGCGTCTTGAAACTTTACTATAGGGGATAAGAGGTGCTGATATGCCATTAACAGGAATCAATACGGTTGGCCTTCGTGGTGTAGGCAGCGAAGGATTTGTTCGAACCGTGCAGAAACTTACTGTTACCGATGATCTGAGTATCATCGGTGATATCAACTCGACGGGAGGATTAACCATCAACACCGATGGAGTAATCCTTGTCTCTGGCAGCGACATTGACATGGGAACCACAGGCGCAAGAATTGACCTCGACACAGATAACGATACATCGATTAGAGCTAGTGGCGATGACGTAATCATGTTAGAGGTCGCAGGAAACGATGCGTGGAAATTGCAATGGTGGCAGACGACATTGACTGCGGATTATAGCACCAACGTTAACCAGTACGCTTATCGAGACGCCGCTGGGCAGGCGACGTGGCATAGCTATTTCAGCCGTGGTACAGAAGCGTCCCCTGCTGTTGTGCAGGCTGATGACATCCTAACGAGTGTCACGGCGCATGGGATGGATGCAACCGACGGGGACTTTCGCAGGGCTGGTGAGATTGCAATTACCGTAGATGGGACTCCCGGTTCTTCTGATATGCCGGGAAGAATTGTTTTCTCGACCACGGCAGATGGAGCAGCTACTGTTACCGAACGCATGCGCATAACAAACGGCGGCAACCTGATGCTCGGCGATACTGCGAATGCGAAGACCACTATTGGACTGACGATAAACCAAGGTGCGAGTGATGATGAGGTTTTGAGTTGCAAATCCTCCGATATTGCCCATGCGTTTGTGTCGGGAGGGTTTCAGGGCTCAGAAACCGATACCTATCTCGCAGTAACCAAAGCCAATGCCACCCTTGGTGGCACACGGTTTGGTGTTTTTGCCGAGGATGCTGCCGTCAATGAAGTATGTATTTTCAACGTTCAGGGCGGTACAGCGCAGACCACAAAAACCACTGGCGGCATCGGCATGTTTAACATAAACGTATGCGAACACGATGGGGCGAACAGCATAGCAAATGTCACCGCAGACGGGAACGTCTTTAGTGTTAGGGCAAGGGTTGGAGGGTCAACGGTCACGAGGATATTGGTTGACGAGGATGGGGACATGTATACCGCAACCACTGGCCAGACGTTTGATGCCTATGACGACGCCCAGTTAGTGAGAGCTTTAGACCGCAGTAAGTCCAATTATATTCGGGACGAGTGGGATGATTTCACCATTTATAATGAGACAAGTTTAATTGATGCAGGAATCCTTGGCGCACCAATCGCTGAGGGTGGAATGACAAATATTACACAATTACAGCGACTGCACAACGGGGCGATTTGGCAGGGCTATAAGCGGTCGAAGGAATTAGAAGCCAAGGTGGCGGTTCTTGAGAATCGTCTACTCGCAATCGAAGGAGGAAAATAATGGCAACTGGAGATGTTACGCTTAGCATGACAACGGCTGGCGGCAACACAAAGACCGTAACGATCCCATCGGATGTCAGGGTTCTGGCCAAGAGCTGGGCTGATGCCGCTACCGCCGAGAACCTATCGTCGGATGATGCGTGGATGGTGTCCGAGATTAACAAGCTGGCCACGAAGATTGTCAGTGACGCAAATAAAGCGCAAGAGCAAGCGGCGGTGGTTGCTGTTACGGCCAAGACCTTTACAAGGGCGACCTAATGGCTGATCCCAGAACAGAGGTTTTGATTTCCGATATGGCGCAAGCCAACCTGAAAAGGTTGCTTGCCCAACGGGATAATATCGAGAACCAGATCAAGATTTATATACAGGCGATGAGAGACAGCCTGTCCCTAGAAGGGGACGACTGGGTAATGCAATTGGATAAAATGGTATTTGCCCAGAATGGAGTACACGATGTCGTGGGAACAGCTACAGGCGATAGTGAAAGAGAACAGGGCGACCCAGAGAATTAACCAAATCGATCAGCCGACTGCCTGCCCGATTGATGGGGCGATTCTTGACATTCATCCTCGTGGTCGGCGTAACTGCCCCTTGGGAAATTATTCATGGGCAGGTGGCCCAATCTACTACAACTAAAGCCTGTCCATCCATAGAAAGCATTGGAGGGAGCCGTGGCTAATTGGTACGTCAGCAGGGAGCAATTCAAGATTGCTGCCAATCTTAATGGCAGCGCATATAATGGTTCGATTGAGCGAGTGCTGGAGGCATCCAGTCGTGATATTGACCGTTGGACTCGCAGACATTTTATTCCTAAAACTCAAACCCGACTATTCCCTTGGCCTCAACGCAGGGCTGGGTTAGCGACGGTATTATGGTTAGACCAAGATCTGCTTTCAGTTAGTACGTTGCAGACCAAGGCTCAGAATGCAAGCCCCACTACTATCTCCAGTTCTGATTATTTCCTAGAACCTGCCAACCCAGAACCTGATGGGAATACCCGTTACAACCGCATTGAAATTGATCTTTCCAGCACGGCAGCGTTTGAAGCTGGAGATACACCCCAACGATCAATCAGCGTAGCTGGATCGTGGGGATGGGGCAACACTACCAAGGGCGCAGGCACAGTGGTCGATTCTGGTGGGATTAGCTCCAGCGATACGACCCTTATTGTTTCCGATGCTTCCAAGATTAATGTGGGGGATACCCTTTTAATCGATAGTGAACAAATCTTTGTGTCAGATCGGACTTTCGCTGCCAAAGGCAGTGTTCTGTTAAACATGGGTGGCAACCTTGCAGCTACGAACGCCACGGTTACGGTCACTCTTGACGGGAGTCACGGTATCGTAGCTGGCGAAACAATCCGACTTGATTCAGAGCAAATGTACGTGGTGTCGGTTTCTACGAATGACCTGACAGTCATCAGGGCATGGGATGGATCAGTTCTGGCCAGCCATAACAACGATGTGGCTACTCATGTTAATCGAACTCTAACGATTGAACGAGGAATTAACGGCACAACGGCAGCCTCTCATTCTGACAGTGCCGCAATTACTAAATACGTTCCTGAGACTGATATAAGCCGCTGGTGTTTTGCTGAAGCAATCGCCACGTACCATCAGGAACATGCGGCTTGGGGTCGTTCTGTTGGTACAGGAGAAGCAGCAACAGAACTTAGTGGCAGGGAGCTAACGCAATTGCGACAGTCGATGGTGTCATATTATCGAAAGGCAAGAGAGGCGGTTGTCTAATGGCAGTTACTGTTAGAACAGAAATGACGGGGCCTCTTTTTACAAACCCCAACCCTATCGTCCGACGAGTGGCTGAACAGTATGTTGAACGGGTAATGCAACTGGGTGAGCAACGCTTAGATCAGACGTTGCGCCCACGAGGCTCTGGCATTGGTGTTTATAAAGGAAATCAAGGTAGCTTGCCCCCAAGCCAGAGAAGCACAGGTAATTACAGACGCAATATTGAGGGAGTGAAAAAAGGGTTGACTGCGGTAATCCATGACAGTGGGGTAAAGTACGGCCCGTGGCTGGAGTCTGGTAAGAGTCGAAGGCCGACTCGTTTTCCCGGCTATCATGCATTTCAGAAGGCAGAACAGTGGCTTGAGAAAGAAGCGAAGAAGGAAGGAAAGAAGTTCTTACATCTCATGCATAGGAAGCTCGGTGGCAAGTAATGGCATTTGATATCGGGAACACGCTGCATGCTGTAGAGACGTATATCCAGAAGCTAGGGTTGTTTCAGTATGTCCAGATTGGAGAGCCTAAGCAGCCGCTCGGGCAAGGATATCATGCAGCCATCTTTATGAATTCCGTGGGGGTCGGTGCTGTTTATGCAGGAGGGGAGACGAGGGAAAGTCACAGCGTAACCCTAAGAGTCTATCGAGACATGCTGGCTGAAGAGCTAGACCCTCAACGCAATCTTGAAGGCTCGATGGCAGCAATTACTTCCAAGGTTATGGCTGATCTTGTGGGAGATTCAGATTTAGAATCAACAGTAATGGCAATAGATGTTGCAGGAATGGACGGGCAGGGGCTGAGAGTTGACTTCGGGTACATTGAAGTCGGTGGCGTGATTTATCGCACCGCTGATATCCTCATCCCTCTTATCGTTAACGGTAGTGCGACAGTTGCTGGAACAGGAGTGTAACGATGGCTAAAAGTTCAGGACTTGGAGATAATTTCTATATTGCAGGGTATGACCTAAGCACTGACGTTTCTGCCCTGACAACGATTGGTTCCCCCAGAGGAGTACTAGATGTCCAGTCGATTGGTTCATTGGCCGCACAGAGGCTGTACAGCCTTGGAGATGGGTTGATTGAATTCAACACTTGGTTTGATGATGCTGCCTTGCTTGCCCATGTGGCCCTAAAAGGGCTGCCAACGGCAGACACGCAAGCTCTGTATTTCAGAGGAACAGCTAAAGGAAATGCAGCGGCAGGGCTGGTTTGCAAGCAGGTGAATTATGACTGGTCTAGAGGACAGGATATGTCACTAGCTGGGACTGTTCAATGTTTGGGGCAAGGGTTCAGGCTGGAATGGGGGACGCAATTAACGGCTGGAGTCCAGACAGACTCCAGTGCTGCAAACTCAGCTAGCATTGATGATTCCGCTAGCACGAGTGCCGGCATCAGGGGGTATTTACAAATCATTGACATAAATTCGGGAGCCCCTACGATCAAAATTCAACATTCAGCGAATGATAGTTCGTGGAGTGATCTGGTTAGCTTTGCTGCGGTATCTAATGGCGCAGAGCCATCCGTAGAACGCAAGACTGCTAATGGTACTGTGAACCGTTACGTCAGGGTGGTTTCCACAGGGACGTTTAGCAATTGCAAGTTCGTTGTCATGTATAGCCGAGGAACAGCGCAAGATGATGAGGATCTGTCTTAATGGCTAAGTACAGTGTCTCGTGGCCATTGCAAACCCACTGGGTGGCTGCGAGTTGCAAAGAAGTGGATTGTCTGCATTATTTAGAAGGATGGAAAACTGTTGTTCCAAATGATTCTCCACAGGCAGCGTACATTCGTCACGACAAGACACGCCACCATCAGGAGTATCGGGTCGATGATGGGGATATCGCTTTCATATTTCCATCAGGGCAGCGGTGCTACAATTCTCCCAATCATAGAAGGAAGCTGGAGCGTGGCCCTTGGCTAACGATCAATCCACCATCGCATAACCCGTTTGCTTTAGAGCGGTATGCAGTGGATTCTATTGAGTGGATGGAGAAATTTAATCAGGATATGGCTCTAAGAGCCAAAGGAGGACGGTAATGGCAAAAGAAGCCCCAGTGTTGACGGTAGGGTTGGATGACAATGGAGGTTCGCTGAGACAAATTGAGAATGATGTAACCAATCTGGACTGGTCGAATCCTAGAAATGTTATGGACTCCAGTGGTGTGAATAATACGGCTACTGAGCGAATTTTGCTTTTGGCAGACTTTTCATCAACGTTGAATGGAGTTTTCAATGACGGAAGTAATGTGAGCCACGATGTGCTGAAGACTGTTTGCAGTACGTCGGTGACCAGAACAGAGACGCTGGTAATGTCTGGGCAAACACTTACGAATGAAGTATTGATTACCGATTATTCCCTGTCACGAGCGCAGTCAGGCGAGTTGACATGGAGCGCACCAACGGTACTGAATTCGGCCACTGTGCCTACATGGTCGTAAGGGGGGAGTAATGGTTAAAGGTTTTAAGATCCCTAGGAGAACTGTCGGCATGACGTTCACGGGGGATTATGAAGGGGCTGAGATCGAGGCGCAGCTTGATGTATCAATTGGGATGTTTCTGGATATTCAAGAAATGGTGTCTGGAGACAAGGCCTTGGAGGTGTTCGGGGCGTTTGGTGATTCTGCATTGATAAGCTGGAACCTGTTGGACGATGATGGGAATCCTTTGCCTGCAAATGGTGACGGCATGAGAGCGTTACCAACGGCGATGGGGAATCTGATTATAGAAC